GCTCAAGAATGGACAGCAGCGCCTGTTCCTGACCGCCGGGCACGCTGACATCCACTGCCGTCCCTCTCGGACCTTCCAGCCGGATGACGCTGGCCGGCGTCGTCGGGGCGGTGGTAGCGGGCTGGCTGCCGGGCGCCTGCGCAACCTGTGCCTCTCGCCGATTGTTGCGCTCAATTTCCTCCCGGGCCTGTCGCTGCTCGGACTCGATAGCGCTCAGTATGCCGATGGCTCGCGAAAGATCCGCAACCGCCTGCCCATTTCCCGCGGCCCGGGCTTCGGCCAGCTGCGCCTGCAGGTCGCGGCGGCGGCTGGCCATCCGCCGGCGTTCGATAGCTTCCTCGTCACCACGCAGGCGGTCCAGTTCGTCGCGCAGGCTGTCGAGGGTGGCGCGTGCACTGCCCCCGAGCCCTTCCATTTGCTGCTTGGCACTGGAAAGTGCGCTGTCCAGTTGACTGAGGTCGCTCTCGTTCAGCAGCTTCAGACTGCTTCGAATGCTTGCGGCCTGAACACGGAACGCCTGAAGGGTAATGGCGCCGCTTTCATACTGTTCCATCAGCTTCTGGAGCGACAGCTTCTGCTCCAGATAGTCCTGCTGGATTTTCTGGCTCTGGTGGATCTGCTCGCTGGCCCACCTGGCGAACGGCCCCCGGAGATTGTCATCCAGTTCCCGTTGGGTGAGCGCCATGGTCTTGCGCAGCGACTGAAGCGATGCTGTCGTGGCCTCAATGCTGCTGGTGTCGATGGCAATGTCGCTGCGGGTGATCCCTACCAGGTTGTCGTAGGTGGCCAGCGCCTGCTCACTGAGCGCAGCCAAAGGTGTCCTCGCTGCCGTCAGTACCTCGTCGAAGAATCCACCCCAGGCGTTCATCTCCTGAGCGCGCTGTGCGGCCGCTTCGCTGGCTGCAGCCTGGGCGGCCTGCTCTGCTGCCTTCCTATCGTTAAGGGCCTGTGTGACCTGGTCGATGCTGCCGGCCAGACCCTGCTCTGATTTGGCCTGGTCCTCGGTGGCCTTCTTCAGCTCGGCCTTCTGTTTCTCCAGCTCGGCCAGAGCCTTCTTGTACTCGTCCGCCGTCAGCCGGCCATCGCTGTACAGCTTGCGGGTAGCCGCGGCCAGCTTGCTGATGTCGACGTCGGTCTGTGCGCCCTTGATGGCCTGCTGCAGATCGGCGAAGCCTTCCAGGCTTTTGACCAGCTCGTCGAGGCTGGTAGACGCAGCGCCTGCACTGCCGCCGACCGCTTTGATGCGCTCATTGGTCAGGTTCAGGCCGGCGTTGTATTCCTCCTGGCTGATGGTGCCGGCGCGATAGGCGTCGTGGAGTGCATTCTTCAGCCCTTCCAGCTGCTGAACGGTCGCGGCGGTTTCTATGAGTTGCATGGCCTGAGCCATGTCATTCAGGGCGGCCGTTCCCGTGGCGACTGCGTCCACAGCAGCCTGCGCAATGCGCTCATTCTCCTGCGCTATTGCATCCGCTTCGGCCTTGGCAGCGGCGATACGGGCCTTGGCAGCGGCTTCGGCTGCTCGAGCAGTCTCTGCGGCTGCTTTCTGTTGCGCTTCAACGGTATGCCGGGTGGTAGTGTCCCAGGCATCACGTATGTCCTGCCCGTCCTGTTGGATCTGCGCTACCAGCCCTTCGCTCAGGCCGAACAACACTTTGCGGGCGCTCTCAACGCCGGCGCGTATCTTGTCCCCACCGATCAGATCGGGGATAGCGCCGGCGACCATCTGGATGGCAACCAGCGCGCCATCAGCCACCCGTGTAATGCCGTAAGCGATGGTAGAGAGCCCGGCGGTGATGCCGTTGAACACGGTGCGAAACGGCGCAAAAAACAGCTGTAAGCGCGTACGAGCGTCGTCAATGTGCTGGCCAAAGCTGCGCAGCCAGGCGGCGCTATCATCAGCCACCTGCTTGAAGTCCACTGCGCCGAGCTCGCGGGCGAACTGCTCAAGCTTTTCTATGCCCTGTACAAAGGCGCTGCTCAGCGCTTCCGCCAGGTTATCCAGGGTCCCGTCCTGGTCCATCCGATCGATCTGGTCAGCCAGACCGCTGAGGCGCTCCTTTACGGCATCCATCGCGCCAGAATCAGCGATGCGGTTGAGGAACTCGGATGCGCTGTTGCGCAGCAGGTTCATCTTACCGGCGAGGGTATCCAGCCCTGCAGCTGCCGCCCCGTCAGCCGACTTGCCGATCTCGTCGATCAGCAACTTGACGGCATCACGCCCGAGCAGCCCCTTCTGAGCCATGTCCTGCAACTGGGCAGTGGTCTTGCCCATGGCCTTTTCCAACAGCGGCCATACCACCACGCCGCGCTCGGTGAGCTGCAGCACTTCTTCCTGCTGGATCTTCTGCTTGGCCCACATCTGACCGAGGGCAGCCGTAATGCCAGACAAGCGCTCCATGCCGCCGCCCAGCTGCACAGACTTGTCAGTGATGGCCTGCAGGCTGCCGTCCATGGGGTCGAGGCCGTAGGCCTTGAGCAACGCGAAGGCCTCGGTCACATCCGGGATCAGCTGGCCGGTCTGCTTGGCAAAGTCACTGATCCAGGCGGTGGCCTTCTCCCCTTCCTCGATGCTGCCCATCAGCCCGGTGACGCGCTGCTGCATCAGCTCGAACTCGCTGCCCGTGGACAACATCGAGCGGATGCCATCGCGTACCAGATTCAGGCCTTTCTGCACCAACCCGAACGCAGCATTCAGCGAGATGTAGGCAGCGGCGAACGCCAGCACCTGCCGGGCACCAGCGCTCATCGCCTGCCGAGCAGAGTCCACGCGGGACTTGTGCTCTTCTGTGGCGCGGGCAGCGCTGCGCTGCTGACGCTCCAGGTCGCGCAGCTGCTTAGCGTTGTCGGTGACAGCGGCCTTGGCCTTATCCACCTCGGCGGCCAGTCGCTTCTCTTCCTCGGCGAGGTTGCGGGTATCGATGCCGGCCGCCTGCGCTGCCGCCTCCGCCTCCTTGGTCTGAACGGTCAGCCGATCCAGCTCGCGACCGGCTTTCGCTGCATCACGCTCGGCTTCCCGAAGTGATGTGGCCAGGCCCTTGCTACCCGGCGCCCTATCCAGCTCCTCGCGTAGCTCGGCTGCGCGCTTGTTGGTTCGCTCGAGAGTCGCACGAATCCGCGCAGCCTCCTCGCCGGTAGACCTGAACGTGCGGGCCAGCCCCTGGGCATCCTTCGCACTGTCCAGTGCCTTGGTCAGCTCTTTGCCTTCTTCGCTGACCTTGCTCAGTGCATCGGCAACTTTCTTTGCCTCGGGCGACAGCTCATCCTTACCGCGCAGGATGAACTGGATCAGGCGGTCTTTGATGGCCATGGGTTAAACTCCGGGCACAAAAAACCCCGCCGAAGCGGGGTCTGCTAATGGGTTGGTCGCTGGTCAAGGGCTAGGCAAAGGGATCGCCATCTCACTCAGTTTCCATGAGGAAATGCCATGACGTTTAAAAATGAAATCTGCGGTTTCTCCGGCATCATTGGTCACCGCCACTACAAAGCGATTCATGCCGTCATATCCCATACTGGCGTCTGGAAATACCTCACGCTTCGCCGGTGAGCTTTCGCCCTCCCCAGAGTGATCGGAGTCGGACGCCTGCTCCATTGACTCGCCCGCCATTAAATTGGCAAGTCCCGCTGGTGTTACCAGTCCTTCTATAAGACCGTCCACCATCATGGATGCTAAAGCAGCACCCATCGCTGCAAACGGATTATCGTCCATCTCTGTCGCCATACTGACCATCATATGACTGTTCAGTTGGTCTTTGAGACTCTGGCGTAATGCAGGGTAATCCACGTGATCAGATATTGCGGCGGCATCCCTCGCTTCTGCTGCGGCTCTAAGACTGCTGACCGTCAGGTATGGGGTGGCATAAAGGTAGGCCAAAAGAGCAAGTAGACCCAGAATAATTAAACCCTTAAGCCCTCGCTTTGATTCAGAAGTACTTTTTGTCGAGCTGGCTCTGACGGTGCCGCCGCCTTCGCGTCTCGCCAGTACCTTGGCGAAGAACACGTCGCAACTGGGGCACTTCCCAGTTTTCGCGCCCTGCTCAGCCAAGGTCAGTTGATATTCACATGCCGGACATTGGGTAATCCCTTCCATCGAATCAATCCCTCATTGTTCTCCATCCCCTAACACACCCATCCCGGCCAAACTCAACTATCTGATCGCCTGTTGGGTTCCAGTATTCCCATACGTTGCCGGAGGAGTTGCTGCGCTTTTTGGTGGGCTTGCCCCAGCTGCGCTCCACCTGCCGCTCGGTCATGCCTTCCTTGATCAACCCCTTGATCACCAGGTTGCGCATCTCGCCACTGGTGAAGGTGCGGCATTCAGCGGCAGCCATTGTGGGCAGTAGGCTGAATGCGAGCGCTACGGCAATGATCATGTGAGTGCGCATATGGCTCCATCCATTTCCGTATAGAGGGAACCATAACGCAGCTCATGGCATCACGCCACCTTGTTCGCCAACGTCATCTCGCAGAACTTGCTGATGCCCGGATCAGTGATCAGGTCATCGGCCAGCAGCTCCGCCGGCGCTTCCAGGCGAAGGTACTCGGTGCCGAACACCGGCAGCTCGGTGATCAGGCCGAACTTGACACGTCGGGCGCGGATGTTGAAAGGCTCGCCCGATTGGGCGTCGTTCAGGCCGGCGATGTAGATCTCCAGCTCCACCTGCCCGGCGGTCAGCATCTGTACCACGTTGGCCGGCAGCGGGGTGTAACTGACGCTGAGGCCCGCGGCGGTGATCTTGGTGGCGTCCTTGACGATGATGCCGTGTGCGACCAGCTGGTAATCGGTACCGGCTTCCAGCGTTACGGCTGGGTCGTCCACCGTCTTGATTGTGACGGTCTTGTCGGTATCGGGCAGGTTGGCGAACGGGATCAGTTCTCCCACCACGCCGGCACAGGCCAGCGCTTCGTCGGTCACTGCAGTGGTCTCCACTTCCGTGATGGTGCCGCGCACCACGCGCGCCAGGTTGGTCGGGGTGATGTCGTACATGCCGCGGGGGGCAGGCACGGCAGTCACCGATTCCCGCACGTTACGGTTGCCGCCACCGCCGCGGAAGTTCGGCAGGGTGGTGCGGTTAGTGGTGAAGCCGATGCTGAATGTGTCGCAGTTGCCGATGTCCAGCAGCGGACTCTGGGACTGGTACAGGCGAGCATAGGCAACGCCCTCGCCTACAAACGAACGGTCAATCTGTGCCATGGGTAGTTTCCTCTGCTTTGGCTGGTACCGCCGGGATGCGACGGGGCTTGGGTTGGTCTGCGGCGATGAAGCCGTGGGCAAGTGCGTGTTCTGCTACTGCCGGCGGTAGCGACTGGACGCCCTTTCTGTAGCGCGTGACAGTGCCGCCCGCGGCGTAGTGGAACGCCTGGGTTACGTTGTGCTGGGGCATGCTGCCTCCGGTTATTTCAGGGGTTGGATGTAGGTAACCTGCAACGGCATGACGTGGGCAGACCAGCGCTGGCCGGGGCCGGCCAGCATGGGCGTCTCGGACATGAAGCTGACGCTCTGCAGTCCTGGGATGGCAAAGCCGCCCTGCGTGCCAGCCAGCATCCGCTTGATCGCCACGCGCACGGCGCGCAGATCTGCCCCGGCATGCCGGTTACGTGTGATGGGAGTGATGTTTAGTGTCCAGCGCTCACGCACACTGCCCGGACCGATCCGCTCGACCTCCTCGGTGCTGCCCGGCTGCACGATGATGAAGCTGTCGGGCAGCATGGTGTCGTCGCTGTCGATCACGCGCAGCACGTTGTCCTCCTCGACCAGCTCCCCCCATACCGGCAGAGAGCTGAGGCGGGCCAGCAGATCATCGAAGATCTGGTTCTGCATCTCGGACATGTCAGGGCACCACGTAGAAGGTGATCAGGTGGCCGTCGTCGGCGGCGATGCCGTCGATGTGCCAGGTCTGGCTGCCGAGGTCTCTCACGGGGTCAGCAGCATTGCTGCGGAATCCCCCTTTTCGATCCATGCCCGGTAGTAGCGCCTTGCGTACGGTGACTGTGGTTACCCGGTCAACAAAGCCAGTCAGCTCGGCAATGCGTTCGACGTCCTTGTCGACGATGGCTTCCAATCCCTCAGCCAGCGGCGTGCCGCTGGCTGAGAGGTGGTCAACGCGGCCGTCGCTCAGTGACTCCATGAGCATGATGTCCATGTCGTCTACGAGGTCAGCGAAGCTGGCCATGGTCAGACGGTCAGCTCAATGACGGACAGCGGCTTGGTACACAGGTGCAGGGGGTTGGACTGCGCCTCGCCAAAGATGCCTTTGTCGAAGGGCATGCGCTCCAGCTTGGCGTAGTACGGCAGACCCTCGGTGTTGACTGTCTCCATGTAGTCAGCCGGGGCGAAAGCAGTAACGAACAGCCCCGGCACACCTTCAGGCACCAGGTGAGCTCCACTGTCACCGATAAACGCCTTGCCGTTGTGCTTGCCCCGGTAGCGGACCCACAGAATCCCGCCAAACTCGAACGCCTGGCGGCGATCACCACGCAGGGCGCTGGCCGCTTCGCTGGCGAGGTACGTTTCGCGCACGCTTTTGTGGGAGATCAGCTTGTTCCAGAAGGTCTTCCCGCACCAGGCGATGGCGCCGGTACCAGTGACGCTGCCGAGCGCATCTTCCTGCCTGTCCAGAACCTCGCCACACTTCACGCTGACGTCGGTAACGTCGCTGTCCAGCTCGAAGCTGAATGCCTTGGGACGGGCGATGCCAAAGCGCTGGTAGATGTCCAGCAGGGGAGTTTTTCCGTCAGCGTCAATAACCAGCCCCTTGACTGCACCTACGCGCTGGTACTCGTGGGTCAGGTCGATCTGCTTCTGCGCCTTGTCCAGACGCTTCTGCACTACCCGCTGGGCCACCTCCAGCTCAGTCAAGCTGCCCACCGCGCGGATGCCCTGGATTTCATCGGCGAGAATCTGGAATACCTGCGGCAGGTGCACAGTGTTGAAAGGGATCAGCTGACGCTTGTCGGCCAGCACAGACAGGCCAACGCCGCCACGCGGTGCTGCGGGCACCAGCGCCAGGGTGGTACCGTCCTTCTCGATCTGAACGGTAGTGGTGGACACGCCCTCTTCCTCGAAGAGGCCCGAGCGACTGATCTGACCGGCAATTACCGGCTCCTCATTGACCACCGCAAGCAACGAGGAAACGCTGAAAGCGTCATCTTCAAAAATGGAAATCTCAGCCATGGGATAGGCTCCTTGCATAAAAAAACCCGCACAGGCGGGTTGGATGGGATTGGGGGTGGCTGATGTGATCAGTCGCGAATGACGATACCGGCGCTGGCCAGTTCTGCTGCGCCATTCACGTCCAGCCCTGTCAACAGACGCCTGGTTACCTCAGCGTCCCGCACGATGCCAACAGCCAGCACATCACTGGTGGTGGCATCCACAGGGGCGTAAAGAATCGCGCTGGCGGTGCGGCGCCCATCATCAGTGCCGTCATCGTCGTAGGGCAGATACTCGCCCAGATTGGCGGCCACGCTCAGGGTGAAGCTGTCGCCCTCGTCAAAGTCGGTGGCACCGGCGCTCAAGGTGAAGCCGAGGCCGGCCCCGCTGAACGCCTTGCCCACTTCGCCAGTGCCAATGGCAATGCCGCTCGGGCCGGCAACCTCAAACAGACCGCCATCCGCCACCGCTTCGGTAATGGTCAGCACGTAAGCGCCGGACACCGCTTCACTGGTGACGGAGATGGCTCCCACAGTTCCATTGCCGGTATTGCCGCTGGCTGCAGTTGCAGTCAGCGCGTTGGCGGCGGTGATTTTCGCCAGCAGAGTACCGGCGGCCAGCTGGCCTGCCCCTGCGGCGATGACAATGTTCTCGCGGCTGCGGGAACCGTTGGCCTCCGAAAGGAGGAATTCTCCGGCGTGTACGCCTTCGGTTTTGATACTCATGTGCGTGCTCCTTTCGAGGCAGCCTGTTGCTGATTGCGTCGCTTGGCATAAACGGCGCCTGGGTCAACGGATTTCGCGCTGGGCGCTGGTCCGTCATCCACCGGGGGGTGGTTGCTGATTTCGACCTGGCCGCTATTCGCAGCCAGCTGGTCGAAGAGTTTCGATTTGGCCTGATCGACTGTGGCGGCAATCTGAATCAGGTCAGCGGCCATATCGGCCCGCTTAGCCAGGACGCACAGCGCCTTGATCTCCTTCGCCTGGTTAACCGCGGCGCGGACGCTTGCCTCATCCTTCAGGCCACTGGACTTGATGATGTGGGTGGCGTGGTCAGCGATACCTGCTGCTGCACACTCGGCGGTGGCAAGGGCGGCCAAGGCGACCATGTCCGGCGTATCATCCGGATCGGGCGTTTCACTCTCCGGCTCCGGGGCAGACGGATTCTCTTCGGGCTCCGGGTCTTCGCGCTGAGCCAGGAACCGCTGCGCGGCCTCCGGAGCATTGCGGTACCGGTTGAGGATCTTGCCAAGACTGGCGTTCTGACCTAGCGGCTGACCGTCCCCGATCACCTCATCCACGAAGCCTGCGGCCAGCGCCTCCTGCGGAGTAAGCCAAGTCTCCTGGTCCAGCATGCGGCTAAGCTCCCCGTCGTCAATCTTGAGAGCTCGATGCTGGTAGCTGGCCATGATGCCCTCGCGGGCCTTGTCCAACATGTCGGCGGTCTTGCGCAGCTCTTCGCTTCCTCCGGCCATCCAAGTCCAGGGGTTGTGGATCATCATCAGTGTGTTGTCTGCCATCTCAACACGATGGGCACCGCAGGCGGCTACGCTTCCAGCACTCCAGCACGCTCCGTCAATGCGCGAGGTGCAGCGCTCGCCGAGGCCGCGAAGCGTGTTGTGGATCGCGATACCGTCAAACAGGTCGCCACCGATGGTGTCGAACCGCACCAGTACCGGGGATACACCGTCATCCTGCTCCTGCAGGTCGCGAATGAAGTCACCGGAGGTAACCCCCCAGAACCCGATCTCGCCGTAGATGAACACCTCGATGACCTTGCTCTGCTCCTCCCTGGCTGCGCGGATGCTGTACCAGTGTTCAGCCTGCAGCTCAGGCACCCCGGCAGCTTTGTTGAATACGCGCCACGGTGACGAGGCCAGAGCCGCCATCGCGACAGCAATGGCCAGGTTGTGATGTTTACTCATGGCTTGTTTTCCTCATCGTCATTGTTGGTCTCGGGCTGCAGTGCCGAGGTGTCGGTTTTGTAGCTGAGCCCCAGGTCGCGAGCTCTCAGGTTGTCCTGCGCGTTTTCATGGTCGATCACCTCGGCGTCATAGCCCGTCCGCAGCACGTGCTCGCTGCGGCTCAGCAGACCGGCGTTGATCTCCATGACCTTGCCCTGAACGTCCTGCACCGGGTGGTGGTATGCCCAGCCCTGCGGAATCCAGCGGGTTCGCAGGTAGTCACGCCGCTGTTTCCTATCGGTGTAGTTGGGCAGCTCAATCGCGCCGCTGAGCACAGCAGCATCCATCCAGGCAGCCCGAATAGGCCTGCAAAGCTGATGGACGTATACCGAGAACTGCAGTTGCTCGATGCGCCGCCGGAAGTCGTTAAGCAGAATCCGGAGCACCCGATCAGAGATGTCCTTCATATCCCCGGTGAGCAGTTCATATGGCAGCTCAGCGCCTACGGCGGCAGCCTGCAGTTGCTGCCTCATGAAGTCGACATAGGTATTGCCAGCGTCAGGCGGATCAGAAAACTCTACTTTTTCTCCATCCATCAGCTCCTGCATGGAGCCAGGCTCCAGGGCGGCCATCGGGGCGCCGTCGTGATCCCGGACAATTCGCTCGCCTGTGACCGGATCGACCTCTGGCGGTCCCTCCTGCGGGGGTCTGATGATGAACCCCGCAAACAGGTTGCTGACTTCCTGACGGAAGAGCACTGCATCGTCGTAATTATCGAGCGACTTCAGGCGCAATAAGATCGGGGCAAGGCGCGGGATTCCCCGCAGTTGGCCAGCCTCCAGCGTTTCGTAGATGTGCAGAACCTGATCTGCCGGGATCCGGTGCAGCTCGTTGTACCCGGTGCGCATGGTCTGCCGATCGCCCGGGTTCTCCTTGTACATCCAGTAGGCCACGCGCTGACCGATAGAGTTGAATTCGATGCCAGCGCGAACGGCGTTCCCGTTGCGAGTGCGAAAGTTGCGCTCGATCGGCACGAACTCCGGCGGCAGCACCTGCAGTTGCAGGGGTACGGCGAGGTCGTCTTCCGGCCGGCGGTACCGGTACCGCACGAAGCATTCACCGGACTCTTCGACCATGCGGCTGATCAGCGCTTGCTGACCGTAGAAGTCAGTTCGACCATCGGCGTCTGACTCGTCTGCCCAGTCTTCCCATAACTGCTGCAGCCTCGCTCGCAGCTCTTTGTCCTGTATCTGCGGATGAGGCACGATGCCTGTGCCAATCAGGTTCGTGACCCGCTTGCTGATGGCCGATGCCGCATACGGGTCGTTTCGGGTCGCAGCCCGGCTCCGGCGGCGCAGCAGCGGCAACGCCGGCAGCGATACAGCGTTGATAGCAGCATCAGGGGCGTCCCAGCCCTTGGCCCTACGGCCTGTACCGGCGGCTTCGTAGCTGTTGCGGATCCGACTGGCGATGGGGGTAAGTCGTCTGGTCATCAGATGCCCTTGCCTCCATGCGTTAAACGGACAATTCGCGAGCGCCCGGAAGCCGCTTCCCGGGCAGCTTGCTTAACGTACTCGGCCTCCAGCATCCGCAGGCTGGCCAGCTCGGCACGCTGCAGCTCGCGGTCACCCTTGCGCATCCGCTGGCCCTTCTTCAGGACCTCGTCGATCTGCGCCCGGACACCGTCCAGGCGCTGCTGTGCAGTGCTCATGTTGTGCCCCTTGAGTTATCGGCGGGACAGGTACCCGCTACGGGAAGTCCGCCGTCGTGCCGGCTGCATTGGGGCAACAGGCACTGGAGGCGGTTCAGGTGTTTCAGTTGGCGCCGGTGCAACCTCGTCATCTGCCGCGGCGCCCTCCTCCGGAGCGGATCTGAGAGGCTCGACAAACAGGCTGCGCTGGGTAAATGCCATGCGCAGGCGATCCCACTCCGGCGGGGTATAGCGGTGCAGATTGAGGTAATGCGCCATGGCCAGGTTGTACACCAGCAGGTCCAGGCCCTCGTTGCGGGCGGCCTTGGGTTTGACCCATTCCTGTCGTTTGTACCCCCGCACATAGCGAGTGACCTTGCGCTCGGCTACGCACTGGTCATAGAAGTCCTCCGGCAGGTCACTGGAGAAGTGCAGTGCACCGGGGCCACCTTCCAGGGCATACCTGTTGTAGATCCAGTCCTTCGCAGTGTCGGTACCGATCAGCCACAGCTCAGCGCCGTCCTTCTCGATAGTCCCCTTCCAGTTGACATCCACTTTGGACGGGCGCTGGGCAATGACCGGGCGGCCAGGCTTGCTGGCCCCTTTAACCGCGAACACATTGCGCCAACGACGCAGCCGGCAGAACTGGTACACCTCGTCGGTGTGGTGCCCGCCGGAGTCGATAGCCGTTGCCCGGATCGACAGCTCGATGCCGCTGGCATGCAGGTACCGCCGTTGCAGCTGCTCATCCAGCGCCTGCCAGGTACGCTCATCTGAGGGGTTGCCGTGGATGATGCGATGGTCAACGACCCATCGCTCCATTCCCTCGCCCCAGGCGATTACCAGCAGCTCCAGGCGATCACCCTGTGTGTCCACTGCACAGGTAAGGATCATCGCCGGAGCCGGCACCGTGCCAAGGCGGTAGTCCTCGGCACGCTTGCGGAGCTCGTCTGCCTTGGTCATCTCCTGCGCAGAGTCCCACACCAGCGCCAGGCGTGTGTTGTAGAACACCTGCATCGGCTCCAGGTCGCCCTTGTCAGCGGCGACCTTGGCCTTGTCGTACTGCTTGGCCAGCGCCGTCCAGTCCATCCAGCCGGGCGGCATGTACAGAGCCGACAGGGTGAAGCTGACCGTCTCGCCATCACCCTCGGCGTGGGCTCGCCATTCACCGTTGGCGAGCATCCATTGCTTGTGATGCTCTTCAATGGCTGCACCACACTCAGGGTTGCAGCAGAGGTAGGCAATCCAGCTGTAGTCCTTCTCCCACTTGAGAGCCTCCCAGTCCAGCACCTGCATTTCCTCGCAGTGCGGGCACGGAACGTAGTAGTGCCGCTGGTCACCCTGTAGAAACAGGTCCTCTATCCGAGAAACACCCAGGGTGGTCGGCGAGCTTGAGAAGTAGAATTTCGCAGCGCGACCAAAGGTAGTGCCCCGGGTCTCCGCCAGCTCGATCGGGTCCCCCTCGTTGTCGACGTCCACATCCCAGCGGTCAACCTCGTCGCCGTAGATATAGCGCGCGGATAACTCCGAGAGGTTGGCAGCTGACCCGGCGGTGGTCGCGTACAGGGTGCCGCCCTCGAACTCCTTCGTGTCCAGAGTGTTGCGGGCATCCCGAGAGCGCGTGGAGGCGACCCGCTCGCGCAGCACATCTACCGCCTTCACTGTCTTGTCGATCCTGCTGCTGACCCGCTTGGCCAGGCCGCCGGTGGGCAGCAGAGTCAGGATATTGGCCGGGGCCATGTGGATGCAGCCGCCTATCCAGTTGAGCGCAATCTGCGTCTTCATCATCTGGGATGCGACCTTGGTCACCACACGCTTGGCCGGGTGGGACGGCGACAGGCACCGCATCGGCTCGCGGGCATAAGGTGTGCGATCGGTACGGTAAGGGCCTGGCTCCGCAGCACCACTGTCACGCGGGATCCGCATGTACTCGTCAGCCCACTCGTCGATCCACAGCTCAGGATCAGGCTGCAGCCCGCGACAGAATGCCGAGCGGTACTGCTCGGCACCGTCGGCATATTTCAGTTCCATGGTCAGTTCTCGGCAGCCAGCGCTTGCTCCAGGTCTGCCGAGTTCAAACGACTCGCGTCATCGAGCACGCGCCGTAAATGAGTTGTCAGCGCCCGCTCCAAATCCCAGGGGTCACTGATGGCGGCCAGCTCCGGTGCGATTTGCCGGGGCAGGCCCAGGATCAGGTCGCGCAACATGCGGCCTGCAGTAAAAGCGGCTTGTTCTACAGCCGCCCGCTCAACAAGCTCACCGGCTGCCTTGCGCGCTTCGGCGGCCGCCAGCTGAGCCAGGTGATGTTCTCGCTTCGCTCGGGAGGTCTGGTAGTCGTACCTCTCGCTTGCCGGAGGCTCCGGCATATCTGGCGCGTCTGCGGCAACGTGGACCGCCACTCCCTTCTGCACGCGCTTCGCCTGGTGACGGTCGGCCACTGCCTGCTTGCTGGGGTCGGCTGTCTTTTTCAGCAGCGCCTTAGTCTCGGCCACCATGACCCGACCACTGTCGTCCAGTACCAGTTTGCCCTGCTTGCCCAGCTTGCTGACATAGGGCCGTGACCAGCCCATCAGAGCAGCGAATTCAGCACGCGTAACCGATGACATAGTCCACCTTGTTAACCATTCACAGCCCGGAGTTAACCCGGTTAACCCTGTTAACTAAGTTCCCGGGCTGTCGGCTAGAACGAAAACGCGGCTCGAATACCCCGTGCCAGCCGGAATCCCCTAGGGGCCCCCGGCCCAGCCAGCGCCCGGGATCCGCTGGCCCTCGGTCGATACCGGGGGGCTTCACCAGCCCTTGCCCAATGCTGCGGCCAACGCGCCGTCAATGTGGGACTCGAACAGCGCATCGTTCTCTGCCACCTGCCGGACTACCTTGTGGAAGTCGAAGCGCGGGGAGTAGTTGGGTTCACGGACGAAGACCAGGACCATCTGCATGGACTTCCCTCGCCGCTCTGCGATGCCGATGGCACGCTTCCCTTTTCGAACAACAAAGAATGCACGGGCATGACCTTTGGCTACAGACCGAGCGCTATCTGTTGCGTTGTGATCCGAGCCGGAAAGGTCAAACGCCTTCAGTCCTGACAACACCTGCTGGATGTGGCCCCGGCTCATGTTGCCGTAAGCATCAAGCCGAGCGCCCTTCCCTGGTGCTACATACATATTCGCGGGGAGAATTCCGGCCCGCCGCAGCCACTTCTCAGATGCCTTCAAT